GCGTTGGGTCCTTCCGGGGCTTGGGATTTTGAGGGTTATTCGGACCACGGTTTTTTTCTAGCGAGTGGCCAAAAATTAGCCTTACTCGATCACCCAGCAAGGCACAGCAACCCCTACCCCGCCTCAAGCACCTGTAAGGCTTAGGCTAGCCGTTAGGATAAGGCTAAGGCTAAGGGTTGCCCTGAAAACATGCCATTGATGACGCAGGCGCAGTACGCCAGGCACAGGGGCTGTAGCGCTCCAACGGTGAAGGAGGCCAGGCAAATCAGAATCAAGCCGGCGGTGATTTCTCAAGAAGATGGTTCATTTCTGATTGATTCTGAAATTGCCGACCGCCTTTGGGATGCCGTCAAGGTTCGCAATAGCCACAAAAAAAGTTCCCCAGAACCTGGCGCCTCTGTTGCGCCTCCGTCCGGGTCCGATCGATTGCCCAGTGACAGCGAACTAAAAAGCCTGATCATGGGCCTGCCAGAAGACGAGATCAATGACGCCGCTCTCAGCATGAAACGCAAGCTGCACTACGACGCAGAGCGGGCAAGAGTCGGAGCCTTGAGAGATCGAAACGAGGTGGTTACCGAAGTGGATGTTCGCACCAGAGCCGCCAAGCTCGCTCGCCAGGTGCGGGACCTGCTGCTAATCATCCCAACCCGCAACGCTGCGCGGCTGGCTGCGATGAGTAACCCCGAGGATGTGCGGGCCCTGCTCGAAGAGGAGATTGAGAACGCCCTCAAAGGGCTCAAGCAGCATGCCTGACGGCGGCCAGATTTACGAGGATGCGTTCATTGAGGCCATTCAACCGCCGCTGCATCTCAGTGTCAGCGAGTGGGCCGACGCCGAGCGGCAGCTGACCAGACGCAGCAGCTCAGAGCCTGGGCAGTGGCGAACCGATCGCGTTCCGTTTCTGCGGGAGCCCATGGACCTGTTGAGCCCACGTGAGAAGAAGATCAGGCGCGTGATCCTGATCTTCGGCAGCCAGTCAGGGGCCAAAACCGAATGCGGCCTGAACTGGCTGGGCCGAACCATTGCCATGGATCCGGCGCCGTTTCTGATCCTGTTCCCAACCGAGAGCTTTGCAAAGCGGCAGGTAAGGCAACGGCTTGACCCGTTGTTCAAGGACACCCCGGCGGTTGCCGCAAAGCAGATCAGCACCAAGAGCCGGGACGCGGCCAACGCCATGTTCCTGAAAGGGTTCCAAGGGGACATGCTGCTGTCGATCATCGGCGGCAACAGCGGCAGCGCTGCTCAGGGGATGCCGGCCCAGAACCTATGGGTTGATGAGGCGTCAAGCCTGCCCCTGGAGATTGACGATAAGGGCGATCCGATCGAAAACGCCGAGGCGCGGCAGACCAACTTCCCCGACCGCAAAACCTTGATCACCAGCACCCCTGGCACCAGGGGGGCGTGCCGGATCACCAAGGAGTTTGAGGAGCGCAGCGACCGCCGCCGCTTTGCCGCGTTCATGCCCTGCTGCGGGGCCAACGAGGTGATCCGCTGGGAGCACATGGTTTGGGACAAAAAGGATGGGGAGGTTTGGTGCAAGTGCCCGGCGTGCGGTGAGCGCCTGCCGCAGCACCACAAGGTGGCGATGCTGGCCGGGGGGGTGTGGGGAGCTACTGCCAAGGGCGATGGCGAGACGGCAGGGTTTCATCTGCCTGGCTGGTATGCCCCCTATGGCTGGCTGAGCTGGGAGAAGATCCGAGATGAATTTCTGCGTGCCAAAAATGACACCCTGCTCCTGAAGGGCTGGGTGAACAAGCGGGCAGCCGAGGCCTGGGAGGATCCTGCAACGGCAAAGGTGAGCCCCGATGGCCTGATGCAGCGCGCCGCAGCAAACCCGTATCCGAGCGGGTTCTGTCCAGATGGCGTGTTGCTGTTGCTGGCTGCGGTTGACGTTCAGGACACCTGGCTAGAGATCAAGGTCAAGGGCTTTGGGGTGGGCGAGGAAAGCTGGCTGATATGGCACGAAAAGGTATATGGCAATCCAGCAGAAGATAAAGTATGGAAGCAGATTGACGTGATTCGAAAGACTGTATTTAATCATGCAAGCGGCGGCACCATGACCGTTCACAAAACAGCGGTTGACACTGGGGGCCACTTTACGCATGAAGCCTATGACTACTGCCGCCAAAGGGTCAACGAGGGAGTGGTAGCAGTCAAAGGCGGCAGCGACAAAAAAGCAAAAACCCTTGGCGATGGCACAAAGCAAGACGTAAATTTACGTGGTCGCAAGATAAAAAAGGGAGTTACCCTTTACATGATAAACACGCATACGCTAAAGCGAACTATCTATGGAAGGTTAAACATTGAGCAACCAGGGCCGGGATTTATGCACTTTGGGCAAAATGCAAAGGATGAATACTTTAAGGGTTTAACTTGCGAAAAACTTGTAACCACAATTGACGGCAGAGGGTTTGAACAATCTGAATGGCGGAATGAGAAGGGGGCCCGAAACGAGCCGTTGGATTTGGAGGTCTACATCTTGGGGATGTTGGAGCTGGCGAAACGCAACTACGCAGCAGGCACCATGTGGGCCCAACTCGCCCGCACCCTGGGCACCCAGGCGCCGGGGGGGGGGGAGGATGACAGATTTGGCACTGGTGGGCGGTTTGGGTGAGTATGATGCTAGGCATGGCAGGAATTACGCTCGCTATCGCCACTGCGCGGCTCGATGATTACCTCGATGCCGAGGTCAAGGTATTGGGTGGTCAGGAAAAAAAGATGGGAGATCGAATGCTCAAGCTTGCGGATCTGGCAGAAATTCAGGCAGGGATTCAGATATGGGATCGCAGGGTGCAGGAACTGAGCAGCCGGGCCAATGGCCGTGGCCGGGGATTCACCCCTAGGCCTAACTTCTGATGGCAAAGCGCCGCAACAACAAGAAGCTTCAGCTGGCTCAGGCCCTGCCCGCCGATCTTGACCGCCTAGGCCATGGCGGGATGATGGCCTTTGGCGGCATGACCGGCGCCAGCAGAATGGCTCGGTCGCCACGGTTTGCCAACTGGCGTCCACAGTTACTGGATGCAGACGGTGAGGCCGAATACGAGCTGGCCGATCTGCGGGCATTTTCCAGGGACCTGGAGCGAACCGCACCGGTAGCGACTGGGGCAATCGAGACAAGGGTTTCGCACATTGTTGGAACCGGCCTCACCCTGCAAAGCCGAATTGACGCCAAGGAGTTGGGCCTTTCGGATGAACAGGCCAGCGAATGGCAAAGCCTGACCGAGCGGCGGTTTGGAATGTGGGCAAAATCGCCGTATGCCGATCGCCATGGCGAGCTGTGTTTCTATGAGCAGCAGCAGCTGGCGTTACGTTCGCACGATTCCAGCGGTGATGTGTTTGCACTGCTTGGCGATAAGGGCCGCGAGGATTGGCCGTTTCGGCTGACGGTGCAGCTTGTTGAGGCTGACCGGGTCAGCAATCCAGATGGACGGATGAATACCGCCACGCTGATTGATGGCGTAGAGCGTGATGCCGACGGCGAGCCGGTAGCGATCGAGGTTTCTCGCTACCACCCAGGCCGGCTGATCCCTCGAACCGCCAACACATGGGAACGGATCCCGTACCGGGGCAGCTCTGGCCGCCGCAATGTCTTGCACCTGAAGGAGGTTAAGCGCCCCGGCCAAACCCGTGGGCTGCCGATCCTGGCCCCGATCATTGCCACAATCAAGCAGATAACCCGGTACACCGACGCCGAAGTGGACGCGGCGGTGAACAGCGCAGCGCTGGCGCTGTTTATGCAAATGGACCCAGAGGCGTTTTCAGACTCGACTATTTTTAGCGATCAAGAACGAAAAAGGATGTTGGCTGCGGCTAATTGGGACGGCACCATCGAGAGCGGCCGCGCCGTGAACCTGATGCCGGGCGAGAGCATCGTCAGCCCAACCCCTGGCCGCCCAAATCCAAACTTCGACCCATTTTTTGGGGCGATGCTGAACATCTGCTCCATGGGCCTGGGGATTCCTAAGGAGGTGCTGGCCAAGGCCTTCAACGCCTCCTATTCCGCCAGCCGTGCTGCATTGATGGATGCCTGGCGGACTTGGCAAATCAAGCGCGTCTGGCTGGCCCAGCGGCTATGCCAGCCCGTTTATGAAGAGTGGTTGGCCGATGCCGTGGCACTGGGGATCATCCAGGCGCCAGGCTTTTTTACTGACCCTTTCATCCGGTATGCCTGGAGCCAGACCAGCTGGTGCGGCGATGGCCCTGGGGCTCTCGATCCGTTGAAAGAGGCCATGGCGGCAGCCAAGCGCATGGAGGAGGGCATCACCACCCGAGCTGAAGAAGTTGTGGCCTATGACGGCGGCGACTGGGAAACCAAGCACCGGCAAAGCGCCAGGGAGATGGCGGCCAGGGTGCGTGATGGTCTGCATATGCCTGCCGTTGCGGTTGCGGTGCCACCACCTGACCCAAACAGCACTACCGATTAGATTGGGCTTATGACAGTTCTTGATGTCCTAAGTGCACCTTGGGCGATCCTGCCCAACCGCCTGGAAGAAATCCAGGGGATCTACGCGGCTCGCAGCCGTGGGGAGGAACTGGACATTGCGGCAGTAGAGGCCAGGATTGGCCGGCCACTGGGGACCGAGCAGCAGCAGGGCTACGAGGTGCGGAACGGCGCGGCATTGATCCCGCTGCATGGCGTGTTGGCTCAGCGAATGAACCTGATGACCAACGTGTCAGGTGGCACCAGCACCGAGCTGTTTGTTCGTGATGTTCAGACCGCTGCGGCAGACCCCACCGTCAAGGCCCTAATTCTGCTGGCGGACACCCCAGGCGGCACCGTGGCTGGCACCCAGACCGCTGCGGCGGCGGTGCGGGCGGTGCGTGGTGTGAAGCCGATCGCCACCATGGTTCAGGGCCTAATGGCCAGCGCTGGAGTCTGGATAGGCTCTGCCACTGACCTGACGGTATTGGACTCTGGAACCGCTCAGGTTGGCTCGATCGGTGTGGTTGCGACCCATGTGGACGTGAGCCAGCGAGAGCAGGCGATGGGGGTCAAGACTACCGAGATCGTGGCCGGCAAGTTCAAGCGGGCGGCATCGCAGTATGGCCCGCTGACCGAAACCGGTCAAAAAGTAATCCAGTATCAAGTAGACTATTTGTACTCGCTGTTTGTCACTGATGTTGCCGCCAACCGTGGGGTATCGGTTGAGCGTGTTCTCGATGACATGGCTGATGGGCGAATGTTCATCGGTCAACAGGCGATTGATGCGGGCCTCGCGGACCAAATCAGTAGCCTGGACATGCTGATAGCTCAACTCACTGCAACCCCTGGCGCCTCCACTGGTGGGCGCTTTGCCCTATCCACACAGCCCCCCGCCCGTTTTGCTATGGATGAAAATCAACCCACGCCCCAGACCACTGCCGAATGGCTGGCGGCCAACCCCGAAGTCGTCGCATCATTGCGGGCTGAAGGCGCCGCCGCCGAGCGCCAGCGGATCGCCGATGTTCGCGCCCGGTCACTGCCAGGCCATGAAGCTTTGATTGACCGTTTGGCCGCTGATGGTAAGACGACCGGCGTCGAAGCGGGTGATGCTGTTCTGGCCGCCGAAAAGGCCGGCCTCGCCAGTGTTGCGCAGGCTCGGCACTCTGACGGGGCCCCCAATGTTCCTTACGCCCCTGCCCCTGACGGCAACCATGAGGCTAAGCCTGGCAAGGCCTTTGTGTTCTCCGGGGTTCTTGGCCCTGGAGCTGATGAAGAGGCGATTCACGCCAGCGCATTGGCCTATCAAGCTGAGCATCCTGGCGCTAGCTATCAGGATGCAATTCGCGCCATCACCACCCAAGGAGGCAACTGATCATGGCTGTTGGTAATTACGCTGAAATCAGCCTGCCCATCAGGGCAACGGCTACCATCACCCAAAACCGAGCCATCAACTTTGCTGGTGCTGTTCCTGCCGTTGGCGGTCATGGCGCTGTGGCGGTGTTTGGCGGCGTGAGTGGCGATCTCATTACTGCTGTTGTGATGGGAACTGCGCAGGTTGAAGCCGGCGCGGCATTCGCCGCAGACATTGCGCTGCAGTTTGACTCTGTTGGCCGCCTGGTGACTCGAACTACTGGTGCTACCGTTGCCCGATCTATCACCGCTGCAGCTGCAGCTGGTGACATTGCTGAAGCTCTCCTTATCCCCAACTGATCATGTCCGCACAAAACCTCAGCCAGGCCCGTGCTGGCATCAGCCCCGTCAACACTGCAATCGCTCAAGGGTTTCAAAACTCTGAGTTTGTAGGGATGAACCTGTTTCCCCGTGTTCCCACTGGGGCTCGTGCAGGAAAGATTATTACCTTTACTAAGGAATCTTTCATGCAATACAGTAACATGGCTCGTAGCCCTGGCGCTAGAACTCCTCGCGTTTCGTTTGGTTATTCCGGAAGTGACTACGGCCTTCAGGATTATTCCATTGAGGGCACGCTGCCCAAGGAAATCAGGGAAGAGCAGCTTGATCCTTCTAAGGGCTTTACTATTGATGGTGCGACAATGGCCATCAATGGAGCGATGGATATTGTTGGCTTGCGTCTTGAAATTCAACAAGCTGCGCTGGCTACCAATACGGCAAATTATGATTCTTCTAATAGGATTACACTTTCCGGCACTAGCCAATTTTCGGACTTTACCGGCACTAGTAACCCCGTTAAGGTTGTAAAAGATGGCAAGGAAGTCATTCGACAACAGATTGGAAAGCGCCCAACTGATTTAGTAATGGGGGCTGCAGTTTTTGAGGTGTTGACCCAGCATCCTGTGATCATTGACCGGATCAAGTATACCGGTCGTGACACTGCTACGCCGGAACTTTTGTCTTCGCTTTTTGGCGTGCAAAATGTTTGGGTTGGAGATGCTATTCAATCGAACGATGCTGGCGTGTTTTCTGATGTATGGGGCAAAGATATAGTGTTGGTTTATAGGCCAGTCGCCTCTTTAGCTCAAATGGGAGCGCCTAGCTATGGGTACACTTAC